ATTCTACCCAGAAGAATCAAATCCTTTACGCGCTCAGTGGTTAGACGAGGACGGAGGGAAGCGCCAAGAAGAATCCATAAAAATCTATAGCATCACTTCAAAGGCAGAAGCGCTGCAAATGGCTGAGATTATCGCCAAGCGCTCACGTTTTACAAAAGTTGCCAAAATCACTGGTATGCCGTGGACAATTCAGGTTGAGGTTGGTGATGTTGTTGGTCTTGACAGCCAGATGAACGGATGGACAGACAAGCCGTTCCGTGTCATGGAGAAGAAACTTAACGAGGATGATACTGTCAATTTCGTACTGCGTGAGCATGAAGATGTTGTGTACCCGTGGTCGGGTGCCACATTCGACGAGACGATTGGTGGAACTTGGTTAGGTGACGCTGACGACATGCCTCCGCCGCAGGGTTTATCATTGACACAAGACCATACACTATCGCGCACTGGCACGCTGACATGGCAATCAGTAGCGAACGCTTGGGTGCGACGCTATGAAGTGCAGATTGTCGATAGCGGCGGTGTGGTTGTCTTTGATGTTGACGTGCTGGGTAATTCATGGGACGTACCACTTCTCGACACGGGAAATTACACCGCAAGGGTTTACTCCGTGTCACAGACTGGCGCTCGTTCGCCTGCATCCGCGCTTGCGTTTACACTTGCCGCGCCAGTTGCGCCAACATCGCTTAGTGTTACGCCGCGAGATTGGGAGATTGAAGTTGCACCACAGCTTGCAGGTATCGGGCTTGGCACTGTGTTTGAGTTTGATATTGTGGCAGGCGATGGCACAGGTTATACGCCATCATCGAAAGGTCGTGCTACTACATTCACGTTTACAGGGTTGCTACCAGATACGCTTTATACCGTGTTCGTTCGCACGGTTAATGCGTACGGAGAGTCGGTCTGGACAAGCGCTCAGGCGACGACGACGATAAGTGGTGAGCAGGTTGACCCGTATCTCAATACGATACGTGATGAGTTGGACAACGTAGAAACATCGATTGGTGATATTAACACCGATATTGACAGCATTGAGTTCAGCGTAGTTGAGAACAGTAGAAACTATGAAGATAATGCGCTGTCAACGTTGGACGCCATCACACGTCAAGCAGCGAGCCGTGAAGAATTACGACGCCGTGTTGAAAATGACGAGGTGCTAATCGATGCGGCGGTGTACGTGGACCCTGAAAGCGGAACAATCGTTAATCGTGCGTTTAGCTATACGGACGACAGATTTACCGAGGCACAGTTAGCGATTGACGGTGTTGATGCTCGAATTACTGCTACGGTACAGGACGTTGAGCTAATTGATGGTCGTGTCAATGACTTATCATCAGAGCTTGAGTTAGTGCCCGGTCAAATCACAGCAACAGCAAACGCAGTCGTAGCCGAGGCAATACAGGCGCTTAACCCTGCCCACACGTTCAACTTTTTTGACTCGGCACAAGGATGGGTTGCTGTCAACGGTACAATCAGTACAGCTGTACCAAACGAGATTAGTGTCACATGGGGCGACATCGAAAACAGCAACCTGAACTTTGTCGCAGAAGATAACCCTCTCATTCGCGTCACTATTGAGCGTACAGCAGGCACAGGCTGGACAGGTGACTTAATCATCGAGCGTGATGATACAACAACACACACGTTCAGCGGTATCATTGAAGATATACCAAGCGGCGGCGAGATTGTACGCTCTATTGACTTGCGCGGCAGTGGCGACTGGACAGGTACAATCAATCGTGTTCGCTTGGTGCTTGGTGCGTCGACGTCTGATGAGTTTACAATAAAGCAAATCGTTATCGGTAAGCCTGACGCATTATTAGAAGAAGTGAGCGGTCTAACAGCGCGCGTTACAGAGGCGGAATTAGACATCAGCGCAAATGATGGGCGTATTAGTCAGGTTGTTACTGATTTACAGACGTTTGAAGATGATACAGCAAACCAGTTCACCCAAGTGTCTAGCGAAGTTGATGCGGCTAACGCATCCATTACCAATAGCGTCTTTCAAATTGTCGGCAATAGCACTGATTTTGAAGATGCCCAGTTGCAGTCGCTTGATGAGCTAGTTGATTCGTTACAACGTCGCTCAGGACAGATAGACCGCAACTTATCTTATGCCGAAGCCATCAATCAGCTTGAGGTTGATGTGAGCGAGGACGGTGCTTTAGCACGCTCTATTGATGCGTTGGAAGCGGTAACGGTGACGCAAGATAGCGCCATAAAAGCTAATACGCAGTTCATTCAGCAAGTTGAAACAAACGTTAATGGTAATGCGAGCGCGCTGAACAAGCTAGTAGCTAGAGTTGGTGACAACGAGAATGATATACTTGCACAAGCTGGGCTAATACAGGACGTACAATCTGACGCTGACAACAATTCAAGTGCAATACAGTCGTTACAGACGACGGTAACAGACCCCAACACAGGGTTAAGCGCAACCAACACGTTAGCGCAAAACGCTTTTAACACAGCGGACGGCAACACTACGGCGATAACACAGCTAGATGCCCGCGTAACAGACAACGAAAATTTTGCTTCTGCTCAGTTACAGATTAATGCGGGTTATGACAGCGATTTAAATGAGTTGTTTGCAAGAGTTTTCTTGGGTACAAACGTTGATGATGTGGTGACAGGCTTAGTCATCGATGGCGTTACACAACAAATCGAGTTTCAAGCTAATAGCTTTGCATTTCTTGATGGCGGCGGCACACCGCAGGTTTATTGGGACACAGGTAATCAGCGTTATGTTTTTAACGGTGAGATTGTTGCGGAGGCTGGCACATTTACAGGGACAGTGTCAGGCTCTAGTATTATTGGCGGTGACATTAACATCGGTGGCGGTGCATTTACTGTCGATAATGCAGGGAATCTCACCGCTACTAGCGCTGACCTAGTAGGTGGATTGACAACATCTAGCGGAACAGGTAATCGAGTTGAGATTGGTACAGACTCAACCTATGATATATGGGTTGGTTCTGGCTCTAAAACGGATGCTAATGGTTCGTTTTGGATTAAACCAAATGGTACAGGATTTATCAGTGGACAGTTCTTTCAGGGTGAGATAATCGAAACCAGATATGGTTCAAACAATGGTGGGACCCCGTTGACAGCAACTGCTGTTGGTCATAATAGCGCTGGCAATACAGTAGAAATCAGTGGCGTTGTGCAAGGATATATAACTGAAACAGGAAGTCTTGGCGGCAACCAACGAACTATGACAATAACTTTAAAACGGGATACAACAACAGTAGCCACACGCACGTTGGTAGCTATCGGGGTATATGATTCCACCTTTAATAATACACGCTGGACATTTAATCTAGCTTATAATTTCTTGGATACTGACGCAACCGATGGGCAAACTTATGATTACTCTATTAGTGCAGACGTTGATGTAGGTTCTGCCACTACAAATATTGATTTTAAAACCTTCGAAAACAAATTAGGATAAGATTATGCCATCATTTACAACAGCTTCAACAAAAGGGGTCATCTAACATGACAGCATACGTAAGAAGCGCAAACGTTGATTTAGCGCAAAACTCAAAGTTTGTCGAGGTCAACGACTCGGCTAACATCGGCAACATCAAAGACGGTTGGGGCATATTCATCAACGAGCGGTTGGTGGGTATTGCTCGAACCGTGAATACAGGTGCTAATCCTCCGACCATAGAATTACACGAAAATTATACAGGCAATGCTATCGTGGGTGGTGCGCTTTACGCTGTCATCACGCAAGGTGCTATTAGTGCCATCGGCGACCGCTTGACGAGTCTTGCTGATACATACGAGGGTATTGCCGATAGCGTTGCAACAACTGCTACGCCGAACAGCTTGGTCAAGCGCACAAGCGATGGGCGGGTTAAGGTTGCGAACGGTACGGACAGTAACGATGCTGTGGCGTATGGGCAATTTACTAATCAGTCAGCCGCTATATTAGACGGCGATAGACGCGCCGTTGAACGTGCATCGGGCGGTAAACTGACCGTGCTTTACGATGACCTCGGAAACCCCTCACTGCATCATATCATCCCGAAGTTCCGCTACGAAGATTTAGGCTTTGATACGCAGCTAGGAACGGGTGTAGCGACCGCTTTTCTCGTAAACGGTGTGGAGAAATCCGAAATCTTCGTTGGCGCACACTTAGGCTCCATGGTAAATGGGCGCTTATGCAGTATCCCACGTGTTGACCCTGCGGCAAGTATGGACTGGGACACGTTCAAAGCCGCTTGTGAAGCTAAGGGCCCCGGCTGGCACATGATGACAGGACATGAATGGGCTGCCGTTGCTTTCTGGTGCGCGGCTAACGGGTATCAACCGCGCGGCAACACGAACTACGGACGCGCACATGACCGTACCCTTGAAATGGGCATACGTCAGGACGGCGGTATTGCGGGCGATGCGTCTGGTATGGCGCGTACGCTAACAGGAAGCGGTCCGAACCAGTGGGCGCACAATGCTGACCCTAACGGGATTTTCGATTTGGTGGGTAACGTTTGGGAATGGAACGACTGCTACAAAATTATCGACGGTCGAATTTTCGCCGCCCCCGATAACGACTGGACGTTGGCGGAAGCGAGCTGGACGGATACAGGTGTGGATATAGACGCTGCGAACCCGTGGACGTCAAGCGCGGTTACAGGTACGCAGTTGACAGACAGACTCATGGTGACGTACGCTGGTATCGACCTACAAGGTAGATTATACGTAAACACAAGCGGAGAGCGTCTGCCGTTCCGTGGCGGTATTTGGGCTGTTGGCTCTGCTGCCGGTCTCGGCGCGTTGGCTCTGAGTGCTGCGCGCTCGACTACGAGCACGTATGTCGGCGCCCGCCCCGTTTTTGTGAACCCGTAGGAGAGTGTTTATGTATTTATTTAATAGAGAATACCACACAGACACATCAAAAGAATACATGGACTCAATAGGAATTGATGCAGAGACAAGGGAATCTATTCTAAGACAGCAAGAATTTGAATATGATAAAGCGTGTAAATCTGTGCGAGCTAAACGTGATAGACTACTCGCTGAAACGGATTATTATATGCTTCCTGACGCGCCAACTGCACCGCAAGGTTTGACAGAATATCGTCAAGCGTTGCGTGATATTACAGAGCAATCAGGATTTCCGCATGACGTGGAGTGGCCTGAGATATGAAAACCCTCTACTTAGAGCGCGAGCCACAGGAATCACAGACCAACGGCATCTTAACGATGCCGTCAGGAGGCTAAATGACCACCAACCTAGAACGACAACTCATCCGTCACGAGGGGCTTAGGCTAAAGCCCTATCGTGATACGGTGGGCAAGTTAACGATTGGCGTGGGTCGCAACCTTGACGACAACGGCATAAGCGAGCAGGAAGCAATATCAATGCTTCGGCATGACATCGCCACTGTTAAGCAAGAGTTGGAGCGATACGGTTGGTACAATCGCTTAGATCCGAATCGCCAAGACGTTATTGCCAATATGTGCTTCAACATGGGCTTGCCGACCCTACTAAAGTTTCAGCGCATGATTGCCGCCATAGACAATCATGACTACAACCTTGCAGCCGATGAAATGCTAGACTCTCGATGGGCTGAGCAAGTTGGACAGAGAGCGGTAGAGTTGGCGCGGATAATGAGGTAAGGACTATGAAAAAATCAAGACTTAAATCAAAAACCAACTGGACAGCACTAGGTATCGCGGTGCTTGGTGTTATTGAGATTAACTACTCGCTTTTAAAGCCATTACTAGGCGACTGGTACGGATTGTCGTTTATCGGCATTTCGGTTGCGATGGCGGTGTTGCGTGAATTTACTAAGGAGCCTGTTCGTGATAAATAAATTATGGTTATGGTTAGCTGGCGTACTGGCTGTCGTTGGCGGATTGTTTGCATACGGTAGCAAAAAGAAGTCAGACGGTAAGGACGAAGCTAAAAACGAGCAGCAAGAAAAGGTACTCGACAATGTTAAAAAGGCTAAAGACAGTGAAGATGATAGCGCTAACGAGTCTGTTGATAAGCGTATTGAGCGGATGCGCAAGCGCGCCCGTGGTAACAAGTGATTATTGCTTGATTGATGAGCGCATTATACCGACGAATTCAGAGATTGACCGTGCCATTGACGCTGATTTGATTCCGCTATTAATGCGTATTGATGAGCACGATACACGCTATGAAGATGTGTGCGATGTTGACATAGGCTCTAGCGAGTAGTAATCTTGTAACTGGTTCTTTCATGTTCTCTCCCGACGCCGAGTTTTTCTCTTTTTCCTCGGCACATTAAGCCCGCCTAGTGCGGGCTTCTTTTTAGTGAAATCCATCATCGTCGTGGTGGTCATCATCGCCTACATCACAAAACAAGAAATAAAGACCCCACACAAAAAAGATGCCGATAAATGTAGCCCAAAGCGCCTCTGTGACGCCCATTACTTGATTGCCTCTATTAGCTTTTGCAGTTCAATCGTTTCTTTATAAAAACGCTCTGTGAATTGATACAGACCGTCTTTATTGACTCTTTCTGCAATGCCATAACGCTGGAGGTTTTTAATCTCTACGCTTGATGTCATGCCGTTTTCGCGTAAATCTTTTAGCTTGAACGTCTCATGCTCGGCAGCAATCGCTAATAGTCGCTTCATCTTTGTCAGTGTGATACCCATCAGTATTGCTCCTGATAACTATACGAATAACCGTTTGGCTCTGCCTCATCGATGCGGATAAGCACATCAGCTGAATCGTCTTGCCACCAAATGCCATCGATACATCTCTCCCAGTGGCGGGTGCTTTCGTTGATGCGCCAAAAGTCGCCGTTCGTGTCGATATGTGTTGCTGTTTCTGGTTTCATTGCAAACTCTCCAAGTCTGTTAAATCCAATCCGCGCTCTTTTAGCTCTAAGCGGAATTCGTTGTCACGCTTTTTCTGCAAATAGGCTTGCTGGCGCTCTTTGTCTACTTTTTTCTGTGCGCGTCGTATCATGCGTTCGCGCTCAATCTTCCCAATTAAATTCATATTTCTTCTCCTCAAATGATTGTTGTATTTTGTGTAGTGAGTTTTCAGCTTCCATCGCAAACGATACGACAAGAGGGCTTGATG